AAGCTGCGATACACGAGGTCACGGGGCTGAGGCTAGAGCAGTACCGCACGAAGAGTAGAAAGCGCGATGGGCACTTTGCGAGGTTGTTGTTCGCGCATTTTTGCAGCCTTGAAAAAATCGAATATCCCGATATTGCAGAGGCTATTCATCGGTACAACTATTCCCCATTTAAGCTTCAGAATTTATTTAACAACGAGATTCGACACAACCCGTCCTTTCGCCTTATGGCTGAACGCGTGGAAGGAATCCTGCAAGCTGTAAGGGTGGAGCCATAGGTGGCTTGAGGAAGGACGGAATAAATAAGGCTCAACTTTTTTAATAGAATCGAAGGAAGAGGGAGGGCAGTCGTTATTTTCGCAAAATCGTTGTGCCTGGCGATGTTGCAATATAAAGGTTTTAGCACGAACCAAAGACTAGGCTAACAATAAGATGATTAAGATAAAAACCGCCCTAAAAAGGGCTTTTGAAGCGTATGGCGAAGTATAGCAAAAAAGTGATAGAAAGAATAGTCGAACTTGTTAAGTCCGATACTTACACCATTGCGGAGATTTGCCAACAAGTGGGCATTTCTCCAGCGACTTATCATAGATGGCAAGATGAGCACGAAGACTTCCGCAAGTTGATAAATGAGGCTCATGACGAACGAATGCAATTCTTTGTTCTTGAGGCTAAGAAGTCCTTATTGAAAAAGATACAAGGCTATGAAGCTACGGAGACGAAGGTAGTAACAATTCCAAACAAGAAGGATTCCGAGAAGTCCATTATCAAAGAGGAAACCACGACGAAGAAGCACTTCCAGCCCGACACGGCAGCGATTATCTTCACCTTGACCAATGGCGACCCGACAAGATGGCGAAACAGACAAACAACGGAGGTGACAGGAAAGGACGGAAAGGATCTATTCAAGGGGATGTCCGATGAGGAGTTAGACAAGGAAATTGAAGCATTGGAGAATAAGCTTAAGCAATAGATGAGGCGAGAAGATAGGGTAAAATATATGCAAGCCTTAAGGGAGCGTTTGGTTCGAGAGAGCCGAACGGATTTGCTGCGTTTCACCCTTTCTACGATGCCTACGTTTGCGCCTGCCGATTTTCACCGAAGATATTATAGGGTGCTGACCAAGTTTGCACATCAAGAAATAAAGAAACTCATGGTCTTTATGCCCCCACAGCATGGAAAGTCGGAGGGCTCGACAAGACGTTTGCCATCCTTTATTCTGGGAGAGAGACCAGATACAAGGGTCGCTATTGTTAGCTACAATGCACCAAAGGCGCGAAAGTTCAACCGAGAGATACAGCGTATCATTGACACCCCCGAATATCAAGAGATATTCCCCGAGACGTGCCTAAACTCGTCTAATGTTACCACCGTTGCAGGCTCTTGGCTGCGCAATGCAGATGAGTGTGAGGTTGTCGGACATTTGGGAAGCTTTAAGACGGTAGGTGTGGGCGGTGCTTTGACTGGTGAACCTGTGGACGTGTTGATTATGGATGACATCTACAAGGATGCCAAAACAGCTTGGTCTCCAACCGTTCGTGAAAGTGTTTCGGATTGGTACGATACGGTTGCGGAGACCCGATTACACAACGATTCACAACAACTTATCGTGTTCACCCGTTGGCACGAAGACGACCTTGCAGGGACGTTATTACGACAGCAGGGGGAGTACCATCCGACAGAGAACCCTGATGGTTGGATTGTCGTGATATATCAAGCTATCAAGCAAGGCGCGCCAACAGACTACGACCCACGACAGGAGGGTGAAGCCCTTTGGAATGAGCGACACAACATCGAGAAGCTGAAAGCAATCAGAAAGCGCAACCCACATGTATTCGACAGCCTTTACCAACAAGACCCGAAGCCAAGTGAGGGTTTGATGTATGATTCTGGGTTTACGGAATACAACATACGACCTGCTACGAAGTATTGCATACGTAAGGCTTATGTGGATACGGCGGATACAGGTGCGGACTACCTTTGCGCAATTATCTATGACGAAACGGAGGTTGGAAACTACCTTGTTGATGTACTCTACACGCAGAAGCCTATGGAATACACGGAACCAGCTTTGGCGCGGATGCTCACGAAACATCAAGTGCAAGAATGTGTGGTGGAGAGTAACAACGGAGGGCGAGGGTTTCAGCGAGCGGTGGAAAATCAATGCCGATTGATGGGCAATGCTAAAACGAAATTTAGGTGGTTCCATCAAAAGGAAAACAAGGAGGTGAGAATCAATATCAATTCCGCAGCGGTGCAGAATCTGACCTATATGCCGCAGGGATGGATGAACCTTTTCCCCGAGTTTTCGTCTGCGATATTGGGCTATATGAAGATAGGAAACAACCCACACGACGACGCGCCCGATGCACTCACGGGAACGATTGAGAAGCGAAAAGGCAAGGCAAAGTCGGATGTTGCAGGGCTTTTTGGAAGATAGAACTTAATCAAAAAAACAGAACATGCCACTAACAGATTTATTCAAAAGCGGCTCTGCTAATGAGATTATTGCGGAGCTGAAAAGCAAGCGAACAACGGAGCAGCCAGATGCAGAACAGGCGAAAAAGGCTATAGATCCGAAGAAACACGATATACACGACCCTATATTGCGCCCCGATAAGCGCATCAAGGTAGACAATGGTATCGAGGGGGAAAAAGTGTATGATGCAGGAGAAGAGAACGGAAACTATCGCATCGAAAAGGTAGCGCGAGTATCGTTTGCCTTGCAGTATCTTATTATCAACCGAGCCGTTTCGTTTTGCTTTGGTAATCCCGTAGCATATAACGCAACGCCAGACGATGAAAAGCAAGAAGCCGTGATGAAGACTTTTATGCGAATCAACCATGACAATAAGACCGCGACCTTAAACAGAAAGATTGCGCGTGCGATTTTTGGATATAAGGAGTGCGCGGAGGTGTGGTATGTACAAAAGATGCCAAAACCACACAATCGGTATGGTTTCCCTACGGATTTCAAGCTAAGGTGTGCCTTATTCTCTCCAATGTTCGGGGATAAGCTTTACCCATACTTTGACGAAACGGGGGACTTAGTGGCTTTTTCTCGTGCATACACACGGGTATCAAGTGACAAGAAAAGTACGGATTACTTTGAAACGTACACGGATACCGAACACTGGCTTTGGAAAAACGAAGCGAATGGATACGAGGTGGTCGAGGGCTACCCGAAGAAGGTGGCAATAGGGAAAATACCCATTATTTATGGGTATCAACCAAAATTTGAAACGGAGGATATCGACAAGTTGATTGACCGATTGGAAAAGCTGCTTTCTAATTTTGCAGACACGAATGACTACCATGCAAGCCCCAAGATCTTTGTAACGGGACAAATCAACGGCTGGAGCAAAAAGGGGGAAGCTGGTGCTGTGATTGAGGGAGAAGAGGGCGCAACAATGAGCTACGTATCGTGGCAAAATGCTCCAGAGAGTGTGAAGCTAGAGATTGAGACCTTGCTAAAGATGATATACACTATCTCTCAAACACCCGACATTAGCTTTGAAAGCGTAAAGGGTATTGGCGCGATTAGTGGGGTCGCGTTGAAATTGCTGTTTATGGATGCACATCTCAAGGTGCAAGAGAAACGCGAGATATTCGATGACTACTTGCAACGAAGGGTGAACGTGATAAAGGCTTTCATCGGTCAATTTAACATGGAGCTCGAGTCAGCAGCGGAGATGCTGGAGATTGAACCAGAGATAACACCCTATATGCTTACGAATGAGATTGACGATATTAACATGTGGCTTGCTGCGAATGGGAATAAGCCCCTTGTGTCTCAAAAGGCGAGTGTAAAGGGGGCTAATCTAACGCAGGATCCAGATAGCGACTTTGAACAAATCCAAGAGGAGGCGAATGCCGAGAACTCGTTTTCGATAGGTGAACCCGTAATTGACGCATAATTATGAAAAGAATAATTTCTTACCTTATTGCACTTGCTTTATTTGGATGCAAATATGATGGAACAAAGGGGTATGTGGTTGGTAAAGAATATACCCCTGAACATACAGAGAAGAATATACGTCTAATAGGTAAAGTACTTCATGCTAAAGAAGAAATAGTCCCAAGTCAATGGCGGGTATGGGTAGCCGACTCTTGTGGTGTTAAGGTCGTCAATGTTGATAGCCTTTCTTTTCAAAGAGTTAGACATGGAGAGTTTCGGGTGTTCAAATAATGGCAAAGAGAGTACAACAGACAATAGTTGCACCGAAATACAAGTGCATGGATTGTAGGCGCTCTTATGATTGGCACGAAAAGAAAATTGGCAGGGGGACTATTTCTGTGTCGTTGTCGCTATCACCACGACGGCAAGTATATAAGGTTTCTGAAAGACCCTCAATGTGAACGATTCGAGTTAAGAAGAGATGGCTAAGAGACAGAAGACAAAAGCATTTTCCTTTCAAGGGTTCGACAATGCACACTATAAGACCACGGCAGCTTACACGCGAGCCGTGAATGAGTTATTTGATAAGGCGACGAGTGATATTGCCGAAGCTGCAAATAAGGAGGATTACAACCCCGATAAGCCGTTTTCTTTTGATGATTACCCTAGAGCTAAGACTAGATTGCAAACTACACTCAAAGGACTAGCAAAGAAGATGCAAGCCGTTGTTGAAACGGGGTCAAGAAGGCAGTGGCTGTTTGCCTGCAAAAAGAACGAGGAATTTATTTCGTCTATCTTTGACACAACGAAGTTGGCGAAAGGGAAGATTAAGAAGATGCAAGACCGCAATCTCGATGCCTTGCAGGCTTTTCAACAGCGCAAAGTGGGAGGCATGGACCTTTCGGAACGTGTGTGGAAGTACACGGAACAATACAAGGAGCAAATTGAGATAGGACTTGATGTGGGGCTAGGAGAGGGGCGTAGTGCACAGCAGCTATCTAGAGATTTGCGACAGAATCTGAAAGACCCTGACCGATTGTTCCGTAGGGTGCGCGATAAGAGAGGGAATTTGCAGCTCTCGAAAGCAGCGAAAGCTTTTCATCCAGGACGTGGGGTGTATAGAAGTAGCTATAAAAACGCGATGAGGCTCACGCGCTCAGAAATAAATATGGCTTACAGAGAGTCAGACCATTTGCGTTGGCAACAGCTTGATTTTATTGTTGGCTTTGAGGTGCATCGTTCAAACAGAGAGCCACAATTCAAGTGCAAACTGTGTGATAGACTTGTTGGGCGTTACCCCAAATGGTTTAAGTACAAAGGTTTTCATCCTCAATGCATGTGCTATGCAACCCCCATTTTGATGGACGAAGAAGACTTCGACAATCAAGAGTTGTCGGACCTCAAAAGTGCGTTAAAGGGAACAGAGTACAAGAAGTATTCTGCGAAGAATGCAGTCACAGATCTCCCCGAAGAATTTAAGAAATGGGTAGAGGAAAACGCCCCACGGCAGAGATACTGGAAATCCACGCCTTACTTCATCAAGGACAACTTCGTGGATGGGGATTTGACAAAGGGACTGAGATATATCCCAAGCGTTAAGCCTACTGCCACATCGGTAGATTTTGCATTTGATTATGATACCCCCAATGAAAGTCTTGATGCCTACATCAGCGGTGAAACTATGTGGCTGAACAACTACTTAAGAGGGCGTGGAGATTTTGGTGTCCTTAGCAAGGGGGAACAATCACTGCTTGACGAATTAACGACAATCACACAGAAAGAAAAGGTTGGAGAACGCGTTTTGTGGCGTTCTGTTGATGCTCGTGCCATATTTGGAGATATGAGCGATTCAGAATATGAAGACCTTCTAGGCAGGCTTGTTTATGGTGATGACAGAAGAGCCATCATCGAGATGACGCAGAAGTTCCTTGATGTTAGCGGAACAAAGCAAGAAGAAAAAGGCTTTATGTCCACCACAAAGGATAAGAACATAGCAATGCAATGGGGTGCTTATACTGGTTCGCGCACACCTGTGTTGCTGAAAATCAAAACAACGGCAGAAACAAGAGGTATAGATGTCGAACGATATACGTTAATACACAACCCACAAGCGGAGCGCGAGCAACCTCAAAAGGAAGTCCTACTTCGTAGGGGCTTACAATACAAAGTTGTTGCGATAAAAGAACTGGAAGGGCATATATGCGTTGAGGTAGAATTGCTTGATAATGCAAATGAAAATAGTAAACAAGCCTCCACGGTAGACCCAATACAGCAAGAACTTGATGCGCTGCAGACTCAAATCGTTAGCATTCGACAAAAAAGTGCCGAATGGGGGCTTAACACACCCCTCCTTGACGCAGCATTGGCGGCACGAAACCCGAAAGACGTTGTCCTTGCCATTTCATCACTTAAAAACCGCGTGAACAACGCAATCAATGAATTAAAAGTGTTTATTGCAGATGTGGAGGCGACAATCAAGGAAGCAAAGGTAAACAAGGTCGATTCAAACGATGTTTTTGCAGACTTGCAATCGGTCAAGTCAGACAAGCGTTATTGGTTGATGGGCAAAGACGCGATGAAGCAGCGGTTGGAGGGTTTGAAAGCAAAGATAAGGTCTTTGCTAAATCCAGCACACCCTGCAATTTTATCAAAATACGAAACCAATGAGCAGGTTAATACGACCTTCAAAACAATTAACTCGGAATTTACGACCGAAAAATGGTTTGAACACGGTGATTTATCATTGACACTGACAAGGGAAAGCGGTGTAAATGGTTCTACTAATATGTATGGGCGTATTTCCTTGAAACCCGACAGGTTGGAGCGTGTTAAATCCGCCCTTTCGAAAATCGGAAGCGGAAAACCGAAAGACATTACGTTTGAAGAAGCGGACGCTATGGCAACTTTTTGGCACGAAATAACCCACAACCGCAATATACCAGGCAATATGGACCTGACAGATACACAAAGGGACGTGATGGAAATGATGAACGAATTTGTTGCAAGAAAAACACTTCCAGAATTTTATAAAAGGCTAGGATGTGCAATAACGCCCCACCCAGAATTTATCACAGATAGAGCGTCGACGGGATATAACCGTCGTGTTCGGGGGTACGATTTTGTGATTTCAAAATTAGGTCTTGACCCTGGCAAAGTGTTGGAATCTGCAAAGAAGAATCTGTTTACGTTGAAATACACAGAGCAGGATACAACAGCCAAGCAAGCTTTGCTAGATGGGGGGCTTGACGAATTTGTGGGTGCTAATGGAAAGAAAATCGGAAAGGTGCAACTCAACAAGATTGTCGCGATGTGTCGAAAGGGATATTTCACAACTGCCATTGAGGACTACTTGAGAGACCAAGGTATTATTTAAGAAAAGGGGAGGCTTTATTGCCATCCCCTTATTCGTTGTTTTCGGCTTTAAGTTCCCTTTTGTATTGTTGCCTAACAGCATTCAATAAGGCTTTGTCATTGATTATTTCGGCATACTCAATCAATGTGTGTGCGTTCAGTAAGGGGTAAGATTCCAATTCACGCAAATACGCTTCTTTTGGAATAATGATGATGTCGGAAATTAACTTTTTGTCTTTGCAGAAGTCAAAGATGGTCTTGCTTTTCAAATTAGAATAGTCCATGATTGTTTTATTTTGGTGATTCACTATTATTTCCTCATTAGAAGGAGACTGTTGGGGGGGGTATGTCGCCCCAACTCTGATAAAGAGTTCTTGATTTACCACCAAAGGTACGCACTTTTTCGCTCATAGGATAGGGAAAGAGAGAAAAAGTGACGGAGGAGCAGAGAAATAACTTGCAAATAACTTCCAAGCGTGCAGCCAACGACTTGCACGCATTCGCGCTTATCTTTGTATATGATTTGCAAAACTTTAATATACAGAGTATGAACTATCAACAAATTCTAGCACTACTGGTCGCGAAATTTACAGGCGTGCGAAAAGACGGGTTGGAGCAAATGGCGCGCACCATTGCGCTACAATGTGCCAACGAAGAAGAAGCGAAAAACCTTGTCGAAAAGATTACAGATGCGCAGGTAAACGATTTCGTGAAGGAATATCGCAAGATGGTAGACAAGGAGGTTTCGGACAGCAACAAGACCTTTGAAGCAAACTTGAAGAAGAAGTTTGACCTTGTGGCGAAGAAGAACGAGCCCGAACCCAAGGAGGAAGTAAACGAACCCAAGGAGGGTGACATTGCTGCCATTGTGGCAAAGGCAGTTGCAGGGGCTATGCAGCCACTTCAAGAACGATTAGACAAGTACGAGAAGGGGGAGGTTGGAAAGTCAAGGCTTCAAGCATTGCAAGACAAACTCTCTGCGTGCAAAGACAAAACATTCAAGGCGCAAACCTTGAAAGACTTTGGACGAATG